ATGGCTGGCCCAAGGAGATGTTTTGCCACGGCGAAGGCGCTTCAGCGTCTGGACGCCGTCCTGCTTTGCGAGGTGCTGAAGAAATTCCACGTGTATCTCAAAGACCGGAAGCTGGTGCTGCCGATACACCCGAAGCAGGAAACATTGGACTATGAGGAAATCCGGGCGGCGTGCATGGCCGGTGACATGCCTGCCGAGTTGGATGACGTGCTCTCGTATGTGAGCATCCTGGGGACGACGGCAGGCTGGGAGCGAATACAGGAAGAGGCGCAGGCGCAGAAAAAGAAGCTGGATTTCCCGTCCGACGGCCTGACGCATGCCGATCTGGCGATGAAGGCGTGGCTGTGGGAGTGGCCAAAGAACAAGACGCTGCTGGAAGAAAGCTACTCGCGGGCGCGCATCCACGCGCGATCCTCGTATGTCTACATCCCTCCGTTGCGGGATGTGCGCCAGAAGTACCGGATGCCCAATGACGAAACCATGGAGGAGTTGCGGAAATCGGTTTCGGATTATTTTGTGGCGGAAGGTCTGGGTAAGGGGTCGAACGTCATCAAGTTCGAGTTTGAGAAGGAGCTTTGGTTCCTGATCCGGTATCCGGGCCGGTTGAAGCGGCAGGTGGCGATTGACGATGATGGCGAACCCGAGAGCCTGACGTTCAAGCCGGAAGAATACGACGCAGTCGTCTATCACATCGAATACGGCGATCTGCGCATGAACACGTCGCGAAGCAAGGATCAGACGAAATACCGGATACTCTTTGGAAACGCCCTTGTGGGCAGTTCGAATGTGTTTGCCCCGGATGCGCACGTCATCATGCTGGATCCGCTGAAGGGGAAATGCCTGGAGCTGTTCAACTGCGAGGATGTCGAGGGCTTGGCGGAGATCGAGCCGGTGGAACTGGCGTATCACAGCATCAGGGAGACGGGCCGGGAGATCATCTGGCGCGCGGACAAAAAGACGACGTTGCTGGCGTCAAATACACACGCCCCTTTCCTGTTGCCGGAGGACACGGACACGGTACGGTATGCGGTGTTTCGCTACCGGCTCAAGGACCGGGTGAAGAGCGAGACGCTGACGGTGCATCAGGGCAACACCATGAACTATGAGCGTGATGGGGATTCCGTGGTGTTGGAGCAGTGGCTCAGGACACGCAAATTCGTGAAGGACACACTGGCGAAGGTGAAGAAATGAGCCGGACCATCTGGACAACCCTGGCGCTGCTGCAGGAGGCCAAATTGCCGATGGCGGACTGGCGGCGGCATTTGTCTGCTGACTTCGACCACGTGCAGCCATTCCTGACAGAATGCACGGGGGAGATTGCGGGGACTTTGCCTTGCCCGCGGAGCGGGCAACGGCTGCACGTGGCGGAGCGCGGGCGGAAGTACGTGGCCTATCCCGAAGAGGGGTTTGAGGGGGATTCGAGCCAGTTGACCGACCTGAAGCTGGCGGATGTGATTCTCTGGCGGCTCGACCATGAAGCGCTTGATCGGGACTTGTGCCGTGCACTGGATTTGACGCCGACAACCTATTTGGCCGCAAACAGTGATGGCTTGCGGTTGCTGGGGACAATTGGCGTGGGCGAGGGCCGCAAGCAGTTTTACCTTGGATACGCGGCGGACGAAGCCGCTGCAATGGCCCTGTGTGTGAGTTTTACCCAAAGGAACCGGCAACGGTGCTGCATGGTCCTGCCTGCTTTCTTTACGCCGTGTAATGATTTCCTGAAGCGGTGCGAGCACGATATGATCGTTCTGGATGAGGCGGCCGCCTTTGCCAGGAGCGGCTTGGTGGCGAAGCGCCGCGAGACCCCGATCGACTCTGAAGACCTCCTGACCGTTGACGTGATTGGCGATTACAAGGCACTGAAACTGCGTGATGGAACCCTGATCGATCTATCGCGGAAGACGAAATGCCGTGCGTTCGTCCGGCATCTGCATCAGCGCCGGAAGACGACGGAGAACCGCGAGTTCTTCTATGACGAAGAGATCAAGAAGCTGAACGCGGGACAGGCGCGCATCTTGATCCAGAGCGACGATTTCAAGTTCGGTTTGTTTCGTGGGATTTACCAGCATTTTGACCTTCTCTTCACGGTCCTCGACAAGGGGAGCGGAAAATACCGCATCAATTTCTGACCTGCCTGCATAGTCCCTTAATCTGACAAAAGCCCCGCCTCCGGGGCTTTTTTGTTTTCCCACCCCATTTTCAGTGAGTTTTCAGTGGATTTTCAGGGCCCGCTTCCGTGCGGGTTTTTCTTCCCCCTGTGATGCTGTTCTCGTGTTCACCAAATAGGCGAACCGAAACGGAGAACAGCATGAACAGACACAATGAACACCCGGTTATGCCGGGCACGCAGCGCGGGAGGTTGTCATGAGCGATCTCACCGGCGATCTCCTGGCTGCAGTCATGGCCGCATCACTCGAACGTAAGGGCGCAGCGTTAAAGGTTCTGCGAGGGGATCCGCTGCAGCCGGTCATAAAGCCGGTGACGGGTCCGCTCCTGATGGGGATCGGCGCGGGGGCAAAGTACCTCGGGGTGAGTCGCATCACGCTGTGGCGCGTGTGCCTGGCGGGCCGCATCCAGCGCGTGGAATTATTCCCCGGTTCATACCGCGTGCGCCGCGAAGACCTTGAGGCATTGGCAGCCGGAAAATTCAGCACAAACACGCAACCGCCAAAGCGGGGGCGGCCGCGAAAGGCGGCGGCCCCTTCGACAGGCTCAGGGCAGGAAGTTTAATGGATCGGGCAGGGGCGGTTAACAACAAAGTGCGCGAAAAGCGCGAAACATAATGCAGTAACAAACAAGGAGGTCGGTATGGCGGTATTACAACAACCGGTGATGGGCAGCGGGAATCCTTTCGCGGAGCGGATCGGTGACAGTTTGGCTCCGGTTGGGACGTGGATGGCGACGATCATCGACATCAAGGATGAATTCGGGGTGCAGCGGCCGAAGTATGAGAACCAGTCTGTACTGGAAAAAGTGGATTTAGCCACGTTCCTGTTCGGGTTCCGGGATCAGGCGGGAAATCCGCACATGGTGGCCAGCAAGCGCATGAAGATCAGCGGCAACGATAAATCGACGTTGTACAACTTCCTCAAGTCGATGCTGGGGTGCGCGCCGAAGTATGGCTGGGACTACTGCGAGCAGAAGGGCAAACAGTGCCTGCTCACCGTTGAGCATCTGTCGCGCAAGGATGGTGTCGGGGTGTTTGCAGCGGTTGCGTCGCTGTCGCCGATTCCGCAAGGCATGGCGGCAGGGACACAGCCTCGGCCAGCCGTTCAGCCGGTAGTCCCGGCGGCCCGACCCGCACCGGTGGTAACGGGTGGGCATACGATCGGTGATCCGTTGCCGTTCTGAAACAAATAGCGGTCAGCGGTCAGTCGTCAGCTGGTTGCAGGAGCTTCCGGAACTGAAGGCTGATCGCTGACAGCTGATAGCTCTCCGAAGGAGAACAAACATGGCGATACTCACAAAAGACCAGAAGAAGTCAGGGCACTGGTACACCAAGGCCGGATTGCCAATGCACCGGCTGCCGAAGGCGAGCGGTACCGGAGACCGGGATGTCACGATCAAAGACGCGCGGCGGCTGCACCTGCTGCCGTCGGTTACGTCGATCCTGAAACTGCTGGCAGCGCCGGGTCTCGAGACGTGGAGACAGAATCAGGTGGTCCTTGCGGGGCTGCGGTGCCCGAAGACGCCCGAGGAAAGCGAGGAATACTACTGCAAGCGTGTCCGGGATGCCGCTTTCGAGCAAGTCGATGAAGCGGCCGACCTCGGGTCTGAAATCCACGGGGCGCTCGATTTGGCGATGGCCGGTTCGGAATACGATCCGGCGCTGGCGGTTTACGTCGAGCCGGTGGTCGCATGGAAAAAGCAGACCGGGATTGTGATTGTCGAGCGCGAGATCCGGCTGGTGAATGCGGCGAACGGTTTTGCCGGCACGTCGGATGTGATGTTCCGGTATGGGGAGAACGGGATCGGCATCCTGGACTACAAGACCAAGAAGACCGAACCGGGCAAGCCGGTCAAGGCGTACGAGGATCAGGCGCTGCAACTGGCGGCGTATGCGGCGACGTACTGGGGCGTGGAGAACCTCGACCGCGTGCTGGCGGCAAACATCTTTGTTTCGCGGACCGAGCCGGGGCGCATGGAGGTGGTGAAGCATACCAACCTGATGCGGCATTGGCAGGCGTTCCAGTTGGTGGCGGCGCTTTGGCGGTACGCCAAGGAGTATGACCCGAGGCAGTGAGGAGGCAGGAGTCAGTAAGAGAAGGATACCGACATGAAGCAGAAACGAGAGATGAACCCGGGCGTTGGGGTGGCCGTGAGTAACACCCCGTTTCGAGGCTATAACGGCCAGCAAATCGAGCTAAAACGGGCCGAAAGGCTGCGGGCAGTGCAAAGGGACGCCCCGCGCTATCTACCCACGTTTAAGCGCGCTTATGAGGGGGTATCGCGCCAAGCAGCCATCAAGGCGTTTTGCATCGAATGTAACGGCTACGACCCTGTCGCGGTCAAGGATTGCACCGCTCCGGCGTGCCCGCTCTGGGAGTATCGGCCGGGAAGAGCCAAGACGATGTGACGCATGGCGAACCTTTATCCATTTTCCAGCAGGACCGCTGAGCGGCTGGCAGCCATGCCGGGCGCGGGCGGGACGCACCGGTGGCTGGCACAGGTGGCGAGCGGGTTGAGCCATCTGCTGCCAGCGGAGAAGTGTGCGGATTTCCTGCGGCGGTGCTGCGATGAGCATGTCATGCACCGGCGGATTCCGAACCGGGAAATTGTCGGGGCGGTGAAGATGGCGTATGGAGCCGACCCCTCCGGCGGGGTTCAGGCAAATTTCGGACGGCGGGCGCTGGAGTGGCCCGCGCCGGATGCGGCAGCGATCCAGCGGATGCTTGCCACGGTGGAGCCGCTCTTTGACGGCACCACAAGCACAGGGCTGCGGCCCGGCGACGTGCTGCCGTCACTGTTCCGGCCGGGTGAGCTGGTCTGCACGGGTGCGGACAGCGAGCACGCGGTGATCCGGCCGGTCAAGCATGTGCTGGCGGATGCGGAACTCCTGCAGTTCATCTGCGTGAACCCGATGCGCGGGCTGCTGGACGTGAACCTTGCCGGGCGTCCATCCGTGCGCTGCCAGAACAACGTGATGGCACGCCGGTATCTGGTGGCGGAGTTTGACGACGCCAGCCTGACCAAGCGGCAGCAGGCGCAGCTGGCGTCGGCGCTGGCACAGGCGGCGCCGCTGGTCATGGCCGTGGACTCCGGCGGCAAGAGCGTCCACGCGTGGTACGCGGTGGAGCGCATGCGCCGCCAGGATCAGGCGCGGTTCTTTGCGGTGTGCTGCATGCTTGGTGCGGACCAGACACGGTGGGACATCTGCGGCTGGTTGCGGATGCCGGGCGGGCTGCGGATCAAGGCTGACTGCCAGCAGGTGCGGCAAAAGATTTTGTATTGGGATCGCAAGGCTTTGGTTTCAACCGATGGAGGGGAACATGGGACAGTCGAAGAGTCCGCTTGAGATTTTAATGACGGAGTTTCTTCCTTCGGAAGTCGTGGCCGCGGTCGAGACGCAGGTCAAGACCATCCAGGAGCTGCCCGGCATCAAACGGCTGGCGGACCTGCAGACGCCCATCTATGGCAACGACCCCACGGAACTGCTCAAGCACCGGTTTCTCTACCGGGGCGGGCTGGCCCTACTGTGCGGGCCGACGGGGATTGGCAAGTCGTCCCTGCTCATGCAGGCGGCCATCCATTGGGCGATTGGCCTGTCTTTTTTCGGCATTGTACCGGGCGACTGTTTCCAGCGCTCCGGCATGCGCATATTGATCGTGCAGGCGGAAAACGACGAGGGCGACCTGGCCGAGATGCGCGACGGCGTTCTGGCCGGCTGCACCGATCTGTCCGACGAAGCCCGCGCGGCGGCGGGTGATCGGATCAAGATCGCCACCATTACCGACAAGAGCGCGGACGTATTCGCGGCCACACTTGACGGGTTGCTGGTCGAGTGCGGCCCGTTTGATCTGGTGCTGATTGACCCGGCTTTCGCGTACCTCGGCGGGGACGGGTCCAGCCAGAAGGATGTCTCTCACTTTATGCGCGAGCTGCTCAATCCGCTGGCGCAGAAGCACGGTGTGGGCGTGATTCTCGCCCATCACACCAACAAGCCCATGAAAGGCAAGGAGAAGGAGAATTGGACTGCCGGCGACTATGCGTATCTCGGTGCCGGGTCAGCGGAGTGGATCAATCCGGCCCGCGCGGCTTTGGCGCTACGCTCCATCGGATCAGACACGGTCTTCGAGCTGCGCGCCGTGAAGCGCGGACGCCGGTTGCGTTGGGTGGACGAGGACGGCCTTTCGACGAACGTGCAGTATATCGCCCATCACCTTGACGCGGGGGTCATTTGCTGGCGCAAGGCGACGGCGGCAGAGGTGGCCGCGGTGATGTCCGATGGTAATCCGGGTCGGCGGAAGAATCACGATGACGTTGTCTGCGTGCATGCGGTTCAAGACCAGCCGGGTGAGGGCAAGGAGTTTTATCTGGATCTGCTGGCCGACAAACTGTCCTGCAGCCGGACGACGGCATGGCGGATGTTCCAGCGGTGTTTGTTGGCCGGTTGGATCACCTCTTTTGGCGAGCCAAAATCCGCCCGTTTTTGCGTCCCGGAGGCGGGTTCCGAGGTGGCAAAACGGCAGCCAAGCGCCATCAACGGAGTTTCATAGTTTCATAATAGGGTTATTCCAATATGAAATTTTACAAGCGGTTGAATGTAAACAGGTTCGGTCGGAGGATGTCGGTGGCGTTTCACAATACAGCGATAGCGTTTCATTTCACGCCCCCTAAAGGGGGCGTGTGAAATGAAACGACGGACGTCGGACGCGGGGTGGGTCGTTTAAGGGGGAGTATGGCTATGGGCAAAATGAGCAGACGAAAAGGCGCAGCCGGGGAGCGTGAAGCAGCGGCATTTTTGAACGAAGTCTTGGGCACCCAATTCCACCGTGGACGGCAATACCACGGCGGGCATGACTCGCCCGACTTGGCAGGCGATCTGCCGGGCTTGCATCTCGAAGTCAAACGCTGCGAAAGCATGAGTCTCTACAAAGCCTTGGCTCAGGCTCGGCAGGACGCGGACGTGTCGCAGGTCCCGGCCGTCATGCACCGGGCAAACGGCAAGCCCTGGGTCATCATCGTCGAGGTCGAGAACCTGATCCGGCTGCTGGATGTCGTGGACGCCTGCCGTACGAAACTTTCAGGAACAAACAATCAACAGCCGGTATCAGCCCCGGAACCCTCCGGGCTGACCGCTGACAGCAAACAAGGAGATACCCATGGAATGCCATAAATGCCCGCATGCCGGAGCCATCGCTTCCGGCACGTTCGACAAAACACCGTTCGAGCAGACGCCCTGCGCGTCCTGCACACTGGCGGACAATCCGGAGTTCGCTCCCGTCGAATATATTGACGACATACTGCCTGAACAGTTCGCTGAGGAACTGTATGCCAGACGCATGCCGGTCTCCGTGTTGGTTGACGTCATGAAGCTGATCCTCACGATGCCGCCTGTCATCAGGGACACCATCTGCATGCGCTACACCGGCATGACCTATCGCGAAATCGCGGCCATCCGGCACACCTCCATTGCTGCGCCGGAGCGGGCCATCCGTTACGCCATGACCCGTTGGCCGCTCATCGCCAAACTATTCCCCCTCAAAGCCGGCAAACGCTACGGCGCCCACGCCCCGTCGAAATCTGAAATACAATCCGCAGTTGCAAACCATTAAATTTATTTCTAAACTGCAAACCAGTGATGGGATTTTTATAGTATACTCGAAATTCGCTCGATAATACTGATGAGCAAAGGAGGCCAAATGAATTCGAAATGGTACTTTTTTGTGGTTTTCACAATTCTGTGGCTCGTTGGAACAACGGTTTATTCGTTTAATTATATAGTCGTTCCAGATGGGTCAACATATCGATTTGAGTGTGTAAAATTCATATTTCTCTCAATTTCGGCGTTTGGTGTTTTGTTTTCAACGGTGTTAAGTTCTTACAATTCACTGGAATCAACCTCAAATATTAAAGATAAGATCGCTTTCGATAAAACCGAAAATTCTTTTGCATATATGCTGCGATGGGATTCGGACTCACTAAAAGAAGCAAGAGATGAGACGAGACGCATTAAAAAAAATGTAGACGAGGTGTCTCCACGCGATCTGTTAGCCAATATTAGCGGTGAAGAGTCTCTCGAAAGGTCAGTCATTACGATGTTTAATTTTTTTGAGGAAATTCATCTTTCAATCCAAGAAAAAAGAGTTAATGAAAAAATTCTCAAACAAGCTTTTGCAGGTGTATATATTGACATCTATTGGCGGTTTAAAGGATGGATAGATGCCAATATTACCGGCGAACAAAAAAAGAATCTTGAAGGCCTGAACACCCTTTGGGGTAATTTGCAGTCATGACCAACAATCTTGAGAGGGTCCGCGCTCACGATGTATGCGAGCGGCTGTACATAAGCGTTCGGTCGTTGGCCACAGGGAAGGGAGATGTTCGGGAACGCCTTGCTGACCTATCAGCAACGTTGTTGCCCCTGCGGCTAGAGGACTTTCCGACCAAACTCCAACCTGAGTACAATTGGATCGTCAGTCGCCTGAAGAGGCATCCGGCTCGACACAAGCACGAGTCCTGTGTCGATGCAACCTGCAAGCGGATGCAGAACCGTACTGGGCAGGCAATCGCAGAAAGAATCGTATTGCTCTATGAGAAAGCCATGCACATTCAGGGTAAGACCCTGATATAGATCGAATAGACAGTTTCACTTTCGAACATCCGGCTGCAGTCTGGAGGCGCGCATTTTACGTTCCCGGCTCGCTATCGCTCGCCGCTGCCATCCCCTCCCAACGGGCCAACGCCACGCGAGGAGGGTATCGCCACAGCGGGACGCCCCGTGCCCCCCGTCGGCTCCGTTGTCGCCTCCTGCTCACTGCCGTTCGCCCGCCTCGGTCGCTGCCCGCTCCCTCGCAGCACCCCGCTGCGGGCTTGTCACGCGGCGTGCATGGCGAAGCGCCTGCCACGCCGTGCGCCAAGCCCTCCGCTTCGGCGCGAAGCGCGCCGTCCCCGCCGCCGCCAGCAGTCCGGCCCCGGCTGTTGCGCTGGCGTCGTGAAGCACTCCGGCGTGTATGGCCTCCCTGCGAAGCGCCGGGCGGCCACCCACGCCGGCCGCCATGCTTACAACCGCTTGCGCCAGGTGGCCGGAGCGGCGGCGTGCGCCCCGGCACACTCGCTATTTTATGCGCCTTGCTTCCAGCCAGCGGCAGGACCCACTCGCTGGAAGCATCGGTCGGGCATTCGCGCTTTGGCACGCGACGTAGCGCTGAGCCAGCGCGAAGCCCGCCCGACCGGCGCAGAAAAAGCTCGGTGCCCCCCGAGCCTCCCTTACGGTCGGCTCCAGTGGAGCGCCAAAGCCGGAGCCGGAACGAGCGCGCCCCCTCACGGGCTGCGCGCGCCGGTGTGCGCCAAGGGATCCTCCCCGCCCGCGCACCGGATAGGGCAGGAGCCCTCAGCCGGTCCGCATGGCGGCTCCGCTGCAATGACGTTCGCCACGAGTCGAACGACGCTTCGCTCATTGCCCGGCGCAAGCGCCGTCCGCTCCGGCCTGAAGGCTTCGGAGACCTCGTCGCACGCTCACCGGAACGCGGAACGCAAGCGGCGCACAGACATTCACCGCCGGGATGATCCTCCGCCGCTTCGCACGGCGCTGCGCTGGCCTGGGCGGCGGCGTTCAGATCATCCCGTTGCGGCTCCGCTGCATGGACGTTGACACGCGGCCTGTCAACGACCATGCCCGGCGTCAGGGTTCCATCGCGGACTCTTCACCCCAACGCCGACCGCTCCGGGCAAAAGCCCTCACGACTGCTTGCCGCTTGGCAGAACCGGACATCCGGCAGGACACCAGCAGCCCCCATGCTTACAGCTTGGCGGCGTATTTGCAGGTGTACCGTGAGGACACAGCGTAGGACATTTTGCCCGCCACCGGCACAGGGCATTGTCGCGGCACAGGCTGCACACCCGTCCGCGTGTACGATCATCCGCGCAACTCTCCTGATCGTCCACGGCCAAAGGCTTTCGGACGGATGTTTGCCAGACGCGCCAGCCCAGACGGTGTCAGGCAGTATTGCGGAACCCATCATCCCATTTATCCCGGAGCGCGGCGGGCGGTGCGCAGCAAAACCGGTTTTCCCCGCCAGTTTCCCCCTCTGCACTCCTCCTTCCGGCACCCCCTTTCCGAACAAATTGAATCTGGGCAAAGGGGGGCAACTTCTTGGGGCAAACCCGTTCGGGGCATTTTCCAGCACCGGTCAGGCGCGGCAGCCAAAGCCAAACGCGCCAGCCCGTTGCCGCCCCGCCCGAAGAGGGTTGCCCGCACCACTCCGCCGCTTCACCAACCCCCCAACCCCCATGGCCGGATGGACCACGCCACACGCGCGAGGACGCGCTCCCGGTTGCGTGGCCACCGGCCCGCTTTGGGGGCAGGGTCGGCTGCGGCCCGGCTCCTTCGTCGACACGGGCCTGCATCACTCCATGGTTGCGGCCATTCCAGTATGGGCGCGCAGCGCGACCGGACCAGATCCCCGGTCTTGCGCCATTCCCTTTTGGGGCGCAAGACCGGCCGCTGCACTCCGGCGGGAAGCGGCCAACGCCGCTCAGGTGGGTGGGTGGCGTGTCCGCGCAAGCCGACGCACCCGGCACCCGCCGGAGTTTCGCTGGGGTCGCCGAAGCGGCTCCAAGGTCTCGAACCCCCACCAACCTTTTTAAGAGCAGAGCAGACCAGAGAAGATTAAGAATCAGATCAGAGAGGAATAAGACCAGAACGGAAATCAGACCTGAACCCTGAACCCCGAATCCTGATTCCGAAAGCAGAAAGCACCCCGGACCCCGAAAGAAGAAAGGCGGCTCCCGCTCCAGGAGCCAGGCCGCATCCGCCGCCGGAGCGCGCGCGAAGCGACCTGCTCCGGCCAAAGGCCCGTCGCACCGCCGCGCCGTCAACCGGGGCGGTATGCGTCGCGTCGTCGCCGCGGCGCCGGTCCTTCGCCCGGATCAGGGCGCGTGCTATGGCGTCGGGCTGCGGCCCGTCTCCCTCCGCTCATTGGCCCCACCCACGACAACCGCCCACACATGCGCCGCCTTGGAGCAGGGGGCAGGGGGATGAGGATAAAAACGTGGCGGATTCGGTTTCCCCGCACCCCCTCCAAACCTCCCCCTCGTGTATGGGGCCCCCTGATGTTTTTGATGTGAGTAATAAATTGATTTTACACAACCTATTGCTCCTCAGATACATCCACATGCACCACTCTTTTTTCACATGCCGTTTTTGGTTGAATTCTACCCCTTTATTGAGGGGATCACGCACTGATAACAGGCAAACCGCCATTGATAACGGAGGATAGACGATGCCATTTCAACCCGGAATTTCAGGTAATCCGCAGGGTCGCCCGAAAGGGAAACGCGGCGGCCGCATTCAGGCACTGGCCGAATTGGACAAACTGCTGGCGGGCAAGAAAACCAAAAAGGCGTTGTTCCATGCCTTGGAGCTTGAGTTTGAAAAGGACACCATCAATTTCTTCAAAACCATTGTCATGCCGCTGCTGCCACGGGATGCCAAACTGGAGATGGAGAAGCCCGGCATCCTCACCTGGCGCAGTCTGGTGACCTTGCCACCGCAGGAACTGACTGGCGTTGAAAAGGAGGAGGGGGGTTCCTGATGGGACAGGATGCCTACTACTACCCGCACGCAGCGCAGCAGGCGATCCACAACGCCCGGGACCGCCGCTTCCGCATCGTATGCACCGGCCGCCGCTTTGGCAAGACGCTGTGTCTGGCGGCGGAGCTCTTTGACCACGGCGGCGGCACGCTGGCTGGCGACTATGGCTGGATCGCCCCGACCTACAACGTGGCGGAGCGTGGTGTCGAAGCCTTCCGTGCGATGGCCGATGGGTTTGCAAAAGTGTGCGGCCGCAACCCCTCGCGGGTGGAGTTTGCCGGGCCGATCGGTCCGGTGCGTGTGTGGTTCCTTTCCGCGGACAACCCCGACAGCATCCGCGGCTATGGGTTCAACGGCATCGTGATCGACGAGGCGGCCTCGATACCATCCGATGTGTGGCATTACGTGATCCGCCCGACCATTTCGCAGACACTGGGCTGGGCGGTGTTCTGCAGCACGCCGAAGGGCCGGAACTGGTTCTATGACATGCATACGCGCGGGTTAGATCCCACGGAAAAGGATTACCTCAGCTTCACCTTCCCCAGCAATGCCTCGCCGTACTTTCCGGCCAAGGAATGGGTTGAAGCCTGGCGCTCATTGCCCTCCGATGTGTTCCGGCAGGAATATATGGCGGAGTTTCTAGAAGACTCGGCCGGGGTGTTCCGCAATGTGGATGGGTGCCTGATTGTGGGTGGTGAGTCGGAGCCGGTCTCCCACCGTTCGGTGGTCATCGGCTGCGATGTGGCCAAGCACACGGACTGGACCGTGCTGATTGCCATGGATGCCGAAACGGGCCGCTGCTTTGCGTGGGAGCGGTTCAACATGCTGGACTGGCCGATCCAGAAGGAGCGGATCGTGGCGTTTGCCCGCCAGCACAAGGGCAGGCTGATCCTCGACGCCACCGGCGTTGGCGATCCGATCTATGACGACCTGAAACGGGTGCTGCCGGACATTGAAGGTTTCAAACTGTCACCCATCAGCAAGATTTCTTTGATCCAGCGGCTGATGGTGGCAATCGAGCAGCGGAAGATTGGCTGGCCGGCTGACTGGGAAATCCTGACGGCCGAGCTCAAACGCTACGAGTACCAACTCATGCCCTCCGGCGGCGTCACCTACAGCGCCCCGTCCGGCTATCACGACGACTGCGTCATTGCGCTGGCGCTGGCCAATCATGGCCGGTGGGAGGGCGAGACGATGGGGACGATGAAGGCATTTTTGCCAAGAAGGCGGCCACGTCCGCCGCTGTATGGCCGGGAGCGGGTGTTGTGGTGAGCCGTGTTTTGCAACCGTTTCTTGGTTGAATTTCAACCCTTTATTAGAGGGGTGTTATGCGGATATATCAAAAAATCAATACCAGGCGGGAGGCGTACAATCCATTGCGGGGGTTGTCCCTCGCGCGGGTGTCGTCCATGCTGGATGCCGGGGAGCGCGGTGATTATGCCGATCTCCAGTGGTTCTACCAGCAGATGGAACGCTCCGAACCCATGATCTTTGCCGTGATCCAGCGGCGGCTGGCCGCGCTGCTGTCCGTGGAGTGGGATATCCACACGCTTGAACAGTCCGACGACAAGCTGGCGCAGGAGCAGGCGGACTTTCTGCGCATGGCGTATGACGGGATTGAGAACCTGCGGGAAGCTCTGGCGTTTCTGTTCACCGGGTTCTTCCGGGGCTACGCGCATGTTGAGAAGCATTTCCTCAAGAGCGGGCTGATCGAGCGGCTGGAGCCGGTGGAGCAGTGGTTCTGGTGCCGGGCCGGGATGTTTGGCGACTGGCAGTACAATCCGTTGGCAATGGGCGGCTGGATCAACAGCGTACCGATCAATCGTGAAAACTTTGTCATTTTGGAGGCTCCGGCGTTGGACCGGATGCTGTCCATCCTGTACCTGCGCAAGACAATCAGCCAGCGCGACTGGGATTCCTACCTGACGGTGTACGGCATCCCATCCATCTTCATGGTCGGACCGCCGAATCTTCCGGCCGCAAAGGAAGCGGAATACCAGGCCATAGCCGATCAACTCCTGGGCAATGGCCGCGGCTACCTGCCCAGCGGCAGCGATATTCGGTACGTCAACGCGGATGGGAAACTGCCGCCGTTCCTGCAGCATATCGAATATGCGGATGAGCAGATCACGCTGCTGGGCACGGGCGGACTGCTGACCATGCTGGCGGAAAAGGGGGCAGGCACGCTGGCCGGCAACGCGCACATGGAAACTTTTAAGGAGATCGCCCGCGCTGATTCAATTGCGTTGGCTTCCGTCATGCAGCGGGATATTGACGCGCCGCTGCTGGAGCAGTTCTTTCCCGGCCAGCCCCAGCTTGCCTACTTCACCTTCGCACCGCCGATGTCGGCGCAATCGGCTCAGGTGACCGAGGATGTGCTGAGGCTGCGGAAGGCGGGGTACACCGTCACCCCGGCGGATGTGAGCGACAAGTCAGGGTATCAGCTGGCGGATGCGCAAGTCAAAGTTAGGGGTGCGGCATGAGCAAGCAATGGATACACGGGCATCAGCCGTTTGAACTGGCCGCGGATGGGTGGTCGCAGATCGCACCGCTGGGTGAGTTCTTCCACGGGGCGGATGTGATCCAGATTTTGGATGCTGAGGCTTGCATGAGCATGGTCGCCCGCTTCGATGCCGAGGCGGAGTCGCCGAATTTTGCCGGGCTGCTGGTGGATTTCGATCATCTCTCGCTTGATCTGTCTGCCCGGAGTGAAGCGGCGGGCTGGATCACCTCTTTGGCCTTCCGGGCTGAGCCTGCGGCGACTGCTGGGCTGTATGCCGCCATCCGTTGGACCGATGAGGGACAGGCGGCGATGACCGGCGGGCGGTATCGTTTTGTGTCGCCGGTGTGGTTGCGGGAGGACTGCGTGGACTTAGGGGCGGATGCACAAGGCCGGCAGCGGTTGCGGCCGGTGCGGTTGTTTAACTTGGCGGTGACGAACAATCCCAACTTGCAGGGACTGGCGCCGCTGTCGAATGCGGGTCAAAACAACCCGGCGTCGCCAGAAGGCTATGCCGGGTCAAACGAGGAGAACGGGAACATGACAAAGGTGATCGAGTGGTTGCAGAACCGGCAATGGGTGCAGGCCGGTGCGGATGAAGCGCAGGCAATGGCGGCAATGGCTGACCTGCCGACGCCGGAACAGTGGCGCGATATTCAGGCGGCGTTGGCGAATGCCCGGACGGAAGTCGAGGCGACCAAGACTGAACTGGCCAATGCCCGTGCCACGCAGGCGGACCGGGAATTGGCGGAGTTTGCGGGGTTGGTGGACAAGTCCTGGGAGTTCTGGAAGCAGCAACTGCTCCAGAACCGGGAGCAGACACTCGCCGTGTTGCGCGATTTGGTGGCCCTCCGTGCGGGGGCAAAGCCTGAACTGCCGGTAGTCGCCCCGGTGGTTGCTCCGTTGCACAACCGGCAGACGGTCCGTCCTGCGGTGGCGGGTCAGACGGAGTCCGCCGCTGTGCGGATACGCAACCGGGCACAGGAGATCAGCAAGGCGGAAGGCGTGCCGTTTTCGGCCGCATTCCGGCGGGCCGAAGCGGAGATCGTGGCGTAACGGAACGACACAGGAGGAGCTTTGACGATGAGTGTGGATACACAGAGCAATACGCGGGTTGGCTCGCTCGCGTTCCGTGCGCTGGAGCGGTTGACCGGCATGGAGGGGCGGTTGTGCTTTTTAGCGCCGAACACCGATCCGCAGTTTGCGGCGGATCCGGTCGGCGTCCTGCTGGCCACCGGGCAGACGGACATTGTGCCGTATGTCCTCATTGAGGGCGGCGCAGTGGGTGCGCGTTGCCAGGTGCTGCCGCTCCATGGCGGCGCGAATGTCCGCATCCTGCTCAGCGGGGCGTCGGTACTGCCGGGAAATCTGCTGGTGGTGGGTGATGGACTGGAGGATCCCGGCGCACGCGGCACGGTGTCAAAGTTCGAATCCGGCGCGGCGCATGAGCAGCGGGTGGTCGGGGTGGCCGAGGAACCGGCGGATGACGGTGCGCTGGTGCTGTGCCGTCCGTATCCGGAACTGTTCGGGCTGACCTATCCCGCGCCGGGCAACCTTATGGTCAAGCATCTGGTGTCCGTCGCGCTTCCTGCCGGGGCAACGACCGGGAGTGTCACAGGCTTGGGGTTGCCGTCGCTGCCGCTGGTTGTCGAGCTGAATGTCGAAGGTTCGGCAAATGGCGACTTTATTCTGGCCCGTGTGGTGGCGGGCAGCAAGACGCTCGACGGGTTCGCGTATGTGCTCAACTCAGCCCCTCCTGCGACGGGCTACACACTGAAAGGAAACATCATCGTATGAAAACACTGATTCCGATTCTGTTGTCGAGCCTGCTGGCCCTGTCGGCCAGGGCGCAAAGCTTTCCGCTAACAAACGCGGTGCTCAAGGGGCCGTTGAATGCCAACCTGCACCCGATCACAAATGCCTCGGACGTGATTCTGGCTGGCGGCGCATCGCTGTCCGGCGTTGCGGCCGCCGCATCGAACGCGGTGACGCGGTCCGGCGGCGGCAACATTGTGGGGCCGCTGACGGTCGGAGAATCGAACTCCGTGACCGGCCCGAACAGCTTTGCCATGGGCAAAAGGTCGCGCGCCACCGGGTACAACAGCTTTGCCGGCGGGCACGGCGCGATCGTGTCCAACAACGAGGCATTTGTGTGGGCGGCCACCTCGGCACTGCGTACGAATTCATACGATCACGGCGATGGCTCCTTTTCGGTCTATGCGCCCGCCGGAATCTGGTTCGGCAGTTCCATGCTCTACATCGACAACAATGGCTTTGTCCGGGCGCTGCCGCCGGTGGAGTACGACGATTGCCGCTATGGCGAGGACGGGTGGCACACGCTGGGTACGGACGCTTATCGCGTGGATCCCGGCGCGATGCCCACGTGGCCCGATATGACGTATTACCGGAACGGCGATGGCGACCCGGTGTCGTTCTGGGACTTTAATGGGGATAAGCAACCAGAGGTTAATCCGTGCGTGGCTTATTGGGGCGATACGCCACCTGCCGGTAGCGTTGGGCAACCGTGTTCATACTGACCATAAAGGAGAAAACGATGAAAAAGAGTCTTGTGATGGGTTTGGTTCTGCTGGGTTTTGCGGCGACAGCGCCCGCGGCTGATTGGGTGCTGCTTGAACGCACTGCCGGGGATTGGACGAACATGGTCCCGTCGAACACGGTTGTGGTTTCGTGGAGCAACAACGGGCTGCGGCGGCAGTATCTCTATCAGGGCTTCCGCAAGCCGTCCTCTTTCCCGGCGTTGTCCTACCGGCTTGAAAAGAGCCTGTTCGCGACGGGCTTTGCCAGCGTCGTCGAGGGTCAGGAAAAACTGATGCGGCAAGCTCTGGCTACCGGGCCTGAAGTCTCGTTGCACGCGCTTGAGGCCCCGTATGTGGTGCTGACCACCACGAACGGGCCGGGTGTTGGTGTGGCGGCGGACGCCAACGGCGATCTCGTGACGTGGACGGAACACGCGTCACCGTGGAACGCGGACGTGGCTTCCTCTAACCGCGTGGCCGCGCTCGGGGCAAGGAACCAGCTTCTCAGCGATACGCGCGACTTGAAGGCCTCTGTCACGAACAACATTGCCGAGGAACAGGCAATCCCCATCGAGGTCAGCACGAATGCGGTCAAGCAGCTGCGCAAGGAGCTGATCGACTTGGGGCAGGATGTCAAAACACTGCGCGGCATCGTTGCGCGGATGCTGAAACAAAACGAATAACGCGGTCAAAAAAAGGAGAAGTCGGATGAGTATGGATACGCAGTCGAATACGCGGTTTGGGGATCTGGCCTTCCCGGCGGGTGAAAACCTGACTGGACTGGAAGGGCGGCTCGTGAAAGTCGAGCCGGATGAGGATGACGTGGTGGTGGCATTGCTGCCCGAAGCGGCATCCGACCGGACGCCCTACGTCCTGGTCGAGGGCGGGGATGTAGGCGAGCCGGTGCGGCTGCAGCCGTTGGCGTCGGCGCAGAATGTGCGCCTGGTGCTCAAGGGCACGTCGGTCGTGGCAGGCGACGCACTGGTGCTGGTGTCCGGGTCCGGGTACTACGGCAAGGTCAGCGTCCTGCCCGCGACGCAGGGCACCTACCGCGTCGTGGCGATCGCGGAGGAAGCGGCGGCGGAGGGTGCGCTGGTGCGTGCCCGTCCTTGGCACGAGGTCGTGGTGGTTGCAGGTCAGCAGTAAACGTCAGTCAAAACAAGGAGAGCAAAAATGAGTCGTTTGAGTTCTATCAGTTCAAATCCCACCCTGCGCCAGTTCGCACAGGGTGCGGCGCAGAGCGCCATCATGCCGGTGGCGGACTTCCTGGCGCCGACCATCGAGGTGGCCACGAGTGTGGGCCGCTACAAGGTGTATTCCGAAAAGCACCGGTTCCACATCCCGGACACGCTGCGCACGCTGGGCGGGCGCGCGTCCGAGCTGCGGTTCGACGTGAGCGACGCGACGTACAACTGCGAGCCGCACGCGCTGGACTTCCCGGTGGACAACCTCGAGCAGCTGGAGGAATCCGGCCTTGAGAACATGCTGCGCGAAGGCGCAACGTCCGTTGCGGAAGTGGCCGCGCTGGCCCATGAAAAGACCGTGATCGATGCGGCCCTGGCCGCGGTGGGCGCGGGCACGGGCAAGACGTGGAACGCGGCGGCCGATCCGGTGGCGGACATCGACGACACCATCCTGAGCGTCATCAAGGCGGCCAAGTATGGCTCGCTGATGGGCGTCGGCGTCCTGTTCGGTGCCACGGCGTGGAAGATCTTCAAGAACCAGGCTGCTGTGCGCGGCCGGTTCGTGGTCGGCAACGGCTCTGCCAAGTCCGGGCTGGGGCTGGCGGTGCCCACGGAGGCGTCGGCGGGTCAGATGTTCCTTGGCACACCTGAGGTGCGCACGTCGTACATGATTTACGACGCGGCGGCCGAGGGGATTGCCGAGAGCGTCCACTTCCTGCTGGACAACGCCGTGCTGGTTTTTGCGCGCAAGAGCCAGCCGACGCGGCGTGATCCGTCGTTCATGAAGACATTCCGTCTCATGGGCCAGTATATGGTCCCCGGGTCGTACACCCGCGACGACGGCCGCGTCGAAGTGGCGAAGTTCGACTGGTCCGAGGACGTGAAGGTCACGAACTCGGCCGCGTGCGTGCGGCTGAACATTTCAGCCTCGTAAGCAACCGTAGCCGGTCCCGGCACATCCGGGGCCGGCTGCCTATTGAAGGGGGTGGGTTATGGTGGCCGTCAACTGGTACTCGGTAACGCCGTATAACGTCCGCGACACCATGCCGATCGACATGCAGGGTATCTATGACGCTTGGGTGGCGATGAATCCCGCCAAGGCGATGGCGCTGACCAAGATCATTTCACGCGTGGTGGCGTTCGTTCGCACCGTGGCCGCGAATGACCCGGACTTAGAGATGGATCCGGACGTCAGTAGGGTCCCGTTCTCGCTGGCGCAGCATACGATCACGCTGTGTCTATTCCATCTCAAGACGGAGATGGGCGTCATTATGACTGACGGGGATTACGTTTCATTCAGCCGGGCGGAGATCGCGCTCAGGCAGGGGTTGCGGGCCGGGGTGCTTGACCTGACTGGGCCGACGGTTGCGGCGGCAGCAGGATCGCCTTCGTACCAGCAACCGGAGGGAACTGACAATGGCTGATCCATGCTTGCACGAACATGACTGGGGCAAGATCGAGGAGTGGCGCACGGACACCAGCGCCAAGCTGGACAAGATCCTCGAACAAACCACCGCGCACAACGGGCGGATGCTGGCGCTGGAACGGTGGCGCACGGTGTTGACCACCGCCGTCACCACGCTGGTGCTGTCCAATGCCGGGAACATCGGCGCTGGGCTGAAGTCGCTGAAGGAGTTGCTGCAATGAGCGGCCGCTGCGGCATTCTGGGGTGCGGCAAGGGGCGCAGCGAGGGGCTTAGCCGCAAGATCGAGCTGGACCGCATCCTCATGTCTTTCGACGTGCTGAACGTGCCAAAGGATATCCGGGTGCTGATCCTCGAAGCGCTGAACTCCGACAAGTGGGATTGGTTCAAGGACTGCGACGGCTGCACCGGCGTTTCGGAGATGTACTGGCCGACGATCTACTTTCCGCCCTGCCTGCGCCATGACTTCGACTGCACACCGGGCGTGGGCACCCCGCGCTGGGTTGCCAATGCGCGGTTCTACCGCATCCAGCGCGCCTATGGCGTCTCTGCCCTCCGCTCAGGCATTCGCTGGCTGGGCGTCACCGTGGCGTGGTATGGCTGGCTGAAGTGGACTTAACTGCGAACACCCGGCGTGTCCGGCGGTGCGGAGCGACGTGCGGACGACGCCGTTGTTCGCACACTCATTCATTTCTCCACGTCGAAACGACTCAGGAGACTATCCCAATCGTCAACAATGATAATCTTCCTATCACGAAAACCCTTGAGTGTAGCCTTAACGCTTTGGGTGATTCTGTCCGCAAACCCAGTCAATTGGTTTTCAGCAGCGAGCGAAAGCGCCTCTGTATTCCCCTGAATATGCCGGAGTTGAGCCGTCTCGTCTCTTCGTATCTGGCGCAACAGCATCGCCGTTGCAGCCATCGACTGATCAAATGTCGCACCATCACGGCGGCGCACCTCCGGCACTTCCTTCGTGATGTCTTCGTCAAAAGGAGTGAGGAAGGCCATGCACTGGAGATAAATCAGATTGAAGGGCAGATTCGTAAGGAACTCACGACCAAGAAGTGTACTTTCGTCGGAGACTGTGATTGACTCAATGTGGTCATCTTTCAACTTCACGCCCTCCGGTGACGCGATGACATCGGCCAGTAGCATGTCATTGAGTGACTTGCGCGAGACGCAGTCAGGATGGCCCAACTGGTCTAGCATTGAAAGGAGTTTGTCGACATTTCGATCAGAACAGGACAACATGCGCAAGATGTACCATCTATTCAGGGAATTCGCGAAGTGACTGCCTGTACCGCAGGAGAACAAGTTTAGAAGCATCTGATCGGGGGGTGGCGCAACGAGGGCATTTGAGTCGCGTAGTATGGAGCGTAGAATGTCGTGTTGCGAAAAATGTACGTCTGCATGCCCCTGAGAAAAGAAGTTAACGTAATCGCACCATTCAATCGCACGAGAACGGAGACACGCGAGAAGAAATTCAGACTGCCGCCTCATGTCAAAACTGGAAAGACGAGCCATAACAACGTCGTTGTTTTGGTCGCTGTAGTTCTGATTGAATCTGTGCAACATCTGGGTAAGCGCTGTCTTCGGCACATCTAACGTTTTCCCGTCATCCATAGTTATGTTATAACGGTCGGCAGTCAATTCGCTGTCAAAAGAACGAATGCGGGCCGCAAGAAATGCATGCAACGGGGGCGGAAAGATTCGAACTCTGGGTGGATCAGTGAATGCTTGGACAACGCTTTCCTTGTACACCTTATCAAGCAAATAGGACCTTACTCCCAGAATGAACACGACTTTGTCTATGCTCCGTATCCAGTCCAGTTTATGTCGTGCGAGCATGTAGAAACGATCCTGCAATGTCTGCGGCGTCTGATCCACATTGTCCATAACGAAAATGAAGGACACTCCGCACTTCTCGGTAAGATACTCCACAAGGGTGCGATTAAAATCGTGATATTCTTCATCTGCCGCGTAGGAAACATAACTATTGTTGAACTCTAGGAGCCACTTGATGATAGCACGCGGCCTCTCATTGCGGGGGAAGTCGCGCTCAAGTTCCTCGATTGCGACGGGATTTCTCCTGTGCTGGTGCCTGGCTACCTCAAAGAGGTAGGTAGGCGAAAGTGCCCAAGGAAATGCAGCTGTGAGCGCGCGGTGGATCTTGTTGTCGTAATCGTTTTCAATGTTGCTTCCAAAACCGCTCAACCCCATCGACACACGAATCACAATGTGCCTTGGAAACAGGGTTGGTTCCGTCTTGGGAAGCCAATGGTAGAAAAAGTGCCGAAGGAATGTGGTCTTGCCGTGGCCTGTCTGACCATGAACTAAAATCACCTGTTTGATGCCATCAATCGGGTCCGCCTTCAACTCTCGCAAGAGTTCGGCTTCAGGCGGTTCGCCAACCTCATGAAGACGGCCAGCCGGGCACGTTCGTTCGGGCACGTACCACGCCCAGTCGCTAATCCTGTGGCGCACATCTTGGACAGGGTGTGGGATGCCTTTGCCTTGAAGAAGTTCGGGGCCAATGTACATCACCTCTTCGGTAATCGCAGACTCGATCTCCTTAATAGTTGTGGGTTTTGCCTTGTCGGAGAGCATCCTCCGAAGTTGCTGCGAAAATGCTCTCCAGAAAGCGTTGGTGAACTGCCCGAAGTTTCGCGCAATCAAGTCCGGTACAATGGCCGAATAACGCATGGATAACTCCTTTTCCGTTTCAGGCATGTGGAGGTAGTTGCAGGGGAACACGGAACTTAATCCTGTTCTGTTGTGTATCGGTCGCGGTTGAGGCACCTTGCGAACCCAACCCGAAGGAAGCGATCACGATTCCGATCGTGCCTTTTGTCTTCGTCCCTTTTTCCGTGGAGACACAAAGGTCAAACTCAACCATGTCAATCAGGGAATTGGTTGATGCATCGTGCAGAGAGGATTCAAGAATGGAGCGACCGATCATGGCTCCGCACGGGTTGACCCGCGCCCCCTTCTTTATCACGGCTTTCTGGGCACGAGCGACGCCTGCGACGATCTCGCTCATGGTGGTTGCTACAAAGTCCGAAAGTCTCATCCGTGTTCTCCTTTCATGCGAACAAGTGATTGAGTGGGTTTCTGTCTTTTCACACAGGTAAGACTGTTGTCAAACTATGCGTGATGTTTTCATCAACCTGCCCGAATGCTAGACCGTCAAATCCGGTTTGTCAATCTCCACCGGGTTGTTTGAGGCTCACACCTGCGCCGCCAGCTTCCGCAATCGCGCCTTGTCTTTGTCCGTCGCCGTTTCTGCCGCCACTTTTGCCGACAGTGCTTGCAGTTCGGCGCCGGGCGTCATGGCGTTGTCACCTTCGGGTCCGCCGGTCAGAACGGGGGGCAATGCGTCGGAAAGTGCATTGCGCAGGGTTTCACAGCCCGGCTTGAAATAGTGACGCAGGACCATTTCTAGCGTGCGATGGCCGGTCACGGCCCTGACAAGCTCTATCGGAACACCGGCGGACAATGCTAGCGTGCAGAAGGACGTTCGCAGGGCGTGCCAGTCGTAAAGGCTTGCGGAACGGCATCCGTTTTTGCGCGGCCGACGGGTTGAAGCCTCGATGATTGCCTTCAAGTCTTGTCTTGCCGCTTGACGGATCACCGGCCGCCCAATCATGCTCGATACATCGGACAGCCAACCCGAAACAGCCCCCTTCGATGTGGACATGGCAGCCGCAATCGTTCCCAAACTGGCTCCGTCCATGTAGCGGGTGAAAGCTTCTGTGATATGCGCTTTGCGCTCTCCATCAGGCAACCCTTTGATGGCGGTTATGCCGACGGTACGTATGGTTTCGGGATCTTCAATCTCCAGAGGTGTTGCGGTGTTTGGGCTGTTGGCCAGCGCCTGCGCCGCAATCGACTTAAACCGCCAGGTCAACCCGTGGGGGTTCGCTTTCAGCATCTTTGCGGCGACCGGGAAACAATATCCCTTGTGTGCCCCCGGTGCGGCGTCTAAGACGGCGCGCATGGGGCTGAATAGCGGCAAGTTAACCGTTGCCCCGGTTTTTGACGTGTGGATGGTTACAATTCCGGATGCCAGATCAACCGATTCCCAGCGCAACCCACAAGCGTCGGCTCGGCGTAATGCCGTGCAGGCGGCCGTAACAATCGGCCCGTGTAAGACTCCGCCATAAGCCTCGCGTGACACATCGAACAAACGCTTGAGTTGTTCGGGTGTGAACGGGACACGGGAAATGACACCTTCAGTTTCGGCATCTCCTGCCGTTCGACTTGTGACAATGGTGGCAAAAGGGTTATAGGTTCCAGGCGGTAGGAAGCGGGCGCAGCAGGATCGTAACAAGCTAAGCCGTACACGAACCGTGCTGGGTGCCAGTCTATTCCGTTGCGTCTCGGCGAATGCCCCCGCATCTTCGGCGGTCACCTCATAAAGCCATTTCGCCTTCGGCTCCGTCTTGGAACGCCGTGTGGCCATGAAATCAGTAAAATCCTGGCAGACTTTGCGCATCACGGCGGCGTGCCGTTCCGCCAAAGGCCGCGCCCTTGCCAAAGCGAGCCAACGTTTGCCGATTCCATCAATGCGAACGTGCTCCACCGCGTGGCCGGTCTTTTCCACGATCATTCGTTCGATCAAATGTTCGGCACGCCCTTTTTGGCGAATTTCTTCGACCATGCGGGAAAGTATTTGTACGGCTTTGTTACGGCTCCGCTCAAAGTCCTCATCGCCCAGATCGCGAAAAGAACCAGATTCTGGTGGGGTGCCGCGCCATCTTACACCCAGATTGACACTCCTTTGGGTGTCATTAATTTTGTAAACGCCATACCAGTGTGCCCGTGGTTTTCCATCTCGCTGCCACAATAACCTGACGCCCAT